CTAAACTTTTATTCAGAAGTAAGGCACTCTTTTCTGTAACAATTTATTTATTAAAATTTTTTAAAAATAAATATATATGGAGTTTGTAATAGAAAATATAGATATAAATAAATATTCTGGTGAAATAATTTTTTATTGGTTAGAAAGAAATATAACATTTAAGTATGGTGTTGAAAAAATAAAGCAAAAAGGAAATAGAGGTATAATAAAATTAGACTATAAATTAATTGGTACATATAAATTAGGACATAACTTGCGTAATAAAATAAATAATAATTATGAAGATATGGAAATAAATATTTATTCAAATAATATAAAAGAAATAAGAGGAGGTTTATTAAAAAGATTAGAATGGTTATATTTTAGTATAATTGAACTAAGTAAAAGCGATGTAGTGTTTGATATTTATAACAAAGAGAATTTTAGAGAAAGAGAAAGTGATATAAAAAAGAAAACAATTTTATTAAATAATGAATTTTGGCGAAATTACTGGAAGTATTTACATTATTTATCTTTTATTTATCCATTAAATCCATCAGAAGAAAATAAAAAGAGTGTAAAAAAATTATTAAAGAATATGGAAAATGAAGGATTAAGTTGTCCAAATTGTAGAATTCATTTTAGAAAATTTTTAGAAAAAAAAGATAGAAATAAAATAGTAAGTAGTAAAGAAAATTTAATAGATTTTTTTATAGATTTACACAATGATGTAAATAATAGATTAGGTAAAGGAATATTAAGTAAGGAAGATGTAAAAGAATTATATAATGATTTAGATAAGATAAGAAAAGATTTAATAAATGGATATGGTATAGATATGAAGAAATTAGTAAGTGAAAATAAAATAAAGGAGTTTCCAAGTAGGTATAATAATAATAGTAGAAAAATGATAAGAAGAAGATTAGGATTATTTGTATTAGAAGAATAAAAAAAATAGTATGAATAATATAAGATGTTAAGAAAGTTGACATGTTGTTTTAGGATAAATATAAATAGGGATGAATCAAATGATAAATTAATAGATAATAATGTATTAAATTACAGATTAGGGAAAGTATTAGGGAAAGGTAAATTTGGGTGTGTTTACATAGGTAATAATTTATTAAATAATAGGATTTATGCAATAAAGAAGAGTGTAAAAGAGAACAAAATATTTGGGACAGAATTAAAATATTTACGTAAGTTAAATCATTCTAGTTTAATGAAGCTTCATGATTCATTTATTTATGAGAAACATCATTATTTAGTTTTAGATTATTATAAAGATGGTGATTTATTTACTTATATAAAAAAGTATCATGATTTTGATTTGGACATAACAAGAAAGATGATATTAAATTTAATTAGACCATTATTATTTTTGAGACAGAATAAGATAGCTCATTTAGATATAAAGCCAGAGAATTATTTAGTAAGAGATTTAAATAATCATGATTTTGTATTAACAGATTTTGGTACAATGAGAGAGTATAAAGAGAATAATAAGAATAGATTAAAATATGCAATGGGTACAAAAGGATATATAGCACCTGAGATATACAATTTAGAATTTAATAGTAAATCAGATGTATGGAGTTTTGGTCAGATAATTTTAATATTAGTATCAGGTAATATGTTACCTTACGAGAATGGTTATACACAATTAGATATATATGATTTAATAAAAACGTTTAAAGTAAAAAAAGATAGTTTTAGTTTATTAAAGGGAATGTTAATGATAGATTATAATAAAAGAATATCAATAGAAGATATTTTAGATAATAAATGGATAGAAGAATATTATTTAAGATAAATGATATTGATAAATATCTTATATAGATATATATCAATAATGGATAAGTATATATTAGAGTATATAAAGAAGAATAGAGAGGAGATAAAAAAAATAATAAAGAGGAATAAGAAAAATAAGATAATAGATTTAATATTAAGTAAGATTAACAAGAGGTTATTTTTGGAAATAAGAGATAGTAGATATAAGATAAATAAGTCAGATTTAATTGTGTTTTCAAAAATATTTAGTGTGATAAAAGTAGATAATAAAATAGGAATAATAAGGGAAAGTTATGATAGCAGTTTATATAATTGGTTAAAAACGAATCCAGATGATAAGGATGTAAATATAATAATGAGTCAGATAGGTAGAATAAACAGTATATTATCAAATATGAAGTTAGGAAGACTAGAAGATATTTGGGTAAAGAAAGTAAATAAGAGTATACCAATAATAATAGGTGGTAATAAAATAGATCATAATGGTTTAGTAATAGGAATAATGAATTTAAAGAAGGGTAAGATTAGTAGAGAGAGATTAAATAAAGAGATAAGATTAAGAAATTTAGGGAGTTTATATAGTGAGGAAGAGTTAGGAATGGTTTATAAAATGGATAATAATATTTTCAAAAAGTTAGTAGAAAATAATTTAGATAATGATTTAGTATTGAGAAGATTAGAATGTGGAAAAATAGCAAGGTTAATATAAAAATATATTTTTTTATAATATAGATGAATCAAGATTATAGTAATGAAAAAATAGAAAAGGTAAAAAATGAATATTTTAAATTATTAGAAGTAAACCCAAATAGGAGAGATAATGGTAATTGGGGTGAAGAGATATTAGTTAAAGGGAATTTGGTACAAGAGATCAAAGATTTAAGAGATAAATATTGTAAAATAGAAAAAGAGACAGATACATGTAAGAAAGTAGAAGTAGGTGGTAAATTAGAATTAGTAGATGATGGTAGTAATAGGAAATCATTAATAAGAATAAAGGAGATGTTAACAGGAAATGGTGATACAATAAATTTAGGAGAGAATAATAGTAATGAGATATTATTTCACACACATCCGAATGCATTTGGTACATGGAATAAATTAAGTCCTCCATCAGAGTATGATTTATTTCACAGTATAATGTTAGGTACAGAGGGTAAGAATCAAGTAAATTTGGTATGGGATAAGCATGGTGTTTATATATATTACTTATATCCATCTTTTGTAAATGAGTTAAAAGGAAAGAAGATAATAAAAAAAGTAGCAAATAGATTAATAGAAATATTAAGATATACAAAGATGGGGTGGGGTTTTTTTTATAAAAATAAAGATTATCCAACACAATATTCATCGTTCAGTAGTTATAGAAATTTATTAAAAGAGATGGGATTTTATGTAGATTATAAGAAATTCAGTAAGAATAAATCGGAAGGAAATATAATAGGAGATATAATTTTTATAAAACCAAAATAGTATAATGATTATAAAATATATTCATTATTCCTAAAATGTAATAAGATTTTTCTAAATTAATATATAGATTTATAATGACAAGATATAGAAGTAAACATTCAGAAACTTTTTCAACAAATTCTGTTTCTTCATTAAATACTTCAAGAAGATCAGGTTCAGTAAAAAGAAGTAGAACAAATTTAATGAGACGTAAAAAAAGAAGAATTGAAGAACATTTTTTAAATAGAATAAAAGGTTATGTAGATAGAGCGGTAAGTACACCAAAGAGATTAATAACTAGGGCAGTAAGAGGAATAACAAGATCTGTTTCTTCATCAATAAATAGAGTAAAAAGTAGTATTACAAGTTCAATAAATAGAGCGAAGAGTAGTATAGGAAGGTCAGTAAATAATGTAAAAAGAGGTATAACAAGAAGTGTAGATGGAATAAAAAATAGATTAACAAGTTCTGTAAATTCAGTAAAACAAAAAGCAACATCATCTATAAATTCAATAAGTTCAGGAATATCAAGATCAGTCAATTCTGTGAAATCAGGAATAATGAGAGTTGGTAATAAGTTTAAAAAGATACCAAATTCATTAAAAAAGAAATTTCTGGAAGTAGGTGGTAAAATAAAGAGATCAGTATCATCAATAGGAAATAAAGTAAAAGATATAGGTAAAAAGATAGGTAAAAAAGCATCATCAATAATGAAGAAAGTATCAGATGGTGTATGGAAAGCATTTAAATGGATAGGTAGAATGTCTCAGAAAATATTTGGTAAAGTAAAGAAATTTTTCAGTAAGATTTGGAATTTTATTAAAAAGATATTATTTAGTGTTGTTAAGAAGTTATGGTGGCCATTTGCGAATGGAGTAAAATTCATTAAATGGTTAGTAACAGGGATAACTCAATTTGCATTAGCAACAGTATTAGGTCCATTAGGTCAATTGATAGTAAGAAATGTATTTTTAAATGGATCTTATGACAAGCCATGGTTATTTTATTTACCAATATTTCCATTTACACTAATAGGTGGATGGTATTTTTTGATAGGAGCAGTAAAGAAAGGTACTGGTCCAATGGTAATGGATAAGAGTGGTATAATATTATCAATTTTATCAGGAATAATACCATGGCTTTTAACTATGAAATTTCCAGTAAACAGTTCATTATTTGCAGTAGTATATGCATTATCACTATATGTATATTACATATTAATGTTTTATTTTAGGGATAGAGATAGATGTGGAGGAGATGGATTCAAGCTAGGTAAACTTTTAAGATCAGCAAATTCAATGGCTAAAATAGGAGCAGTAATGATGCCTGCAATAACAGTAGCATTTACAGCAGGGATACTTTATTTAAATACAAAATTAAATACATTAGGTATATTAAGATTTTACTTATTTTTCAATACAGTATTTAATTTAACAGGATATTTAATAACTAATATGAAAAATAATACTAAATCACAAACAAATTATTGCAAACCTTATCCAGTAAAGAAAGCAGCAATGGATGCAATAATGACAATTGGATTAATGATAGGGTGGAATATAATAGAGGTAATGTTAACAAATATAATATGTCCTGGAGCAGGTGAGTGTAGATTATCATTATCATTAGGAGGTGTGGATATTGAAGTAGAAGGAAGCGGTGATGTATCAGTAGATATGTAAGCTAAAAATAATATAACAATTATTAAAATATAGAATTAATTAATTTTATCTAATATATTTTATAAAATGAATATATCAGATTTTAATTCTTTATCTCACTTTACTAATAGAAGAAGTGGGAGTACAAAAAAAAGTAATTCAGATAGTGGAAAAAAAATTATAAGAAAGAGGAAAAATTATGAAAGATTTTTATTGAATGAAAAAAAGTTAAGATCATCAATACAAAAAAAATTAATACCTAAATTACAAAAAAAAGAATTAGTAAGACAGAAACAAATTGAAGGTATGAAAGAATTACAAGATGTATGGAAGAAAGTAAGAATAAAAAAGATAAAACGTGATTATAATAAGACAGAGCAATATGATACAACATCAAGATATAAATTAAATTTTGATAAAAATAAGAAGAAAAAAATATTATTAATGATAAAAGCTAAATTATTAGAATTGTTTATTGACAGATATAAGGACGGAGATGCAATAGAAGTATTTGAATCAAAATATTTAGGGAGATTGCCATATAATTTATCTGATAGAACAAAATGGTTATTAGTAGCAAAGGCAGCGAAAGAATTATATTCAAAAGACATAGATAAAATGAAATTAGAAAATGAGAGATTTAGTCTTTCAATTCCAACTTATCGTGGTAGAACATCTTCAGGTGTTTCGGTACCTGGATGGGTTCCACGTGTTGTTAGAGGTAGAGTTAGAAAATGGCTGAATAATATAAAAAGGCCATTTGATAGATTAAAAGATGCTGCACTAAGGGGATATAATTCAGCATTAAGAAGAGCAAGAAGTTTCGCAAGAAGTGCGAGAAATGCTGTTAATACATTAAGAAATTTTCCACAACAAGTTATAAATCAGGCAAAAAATGTATTTTCTTCAGTGACAAATAGTGTAAGAAATACAGTAAGATCAGTATCAAGTGGAATAAGTAGAAGTATAAATGGAATATCAAATTCAATTGGAAATAAATTAAATAGTATTAAAAATACAGTAGGAGGTATTGGAAGAGGAATAAGTAATACAATTAGCAAATCAGTAAATTCAGTAAAAAATGTAGTAGGTGGGATAACAAGAGGTGCAAAAAGAGCAGTACAATCAGTAATTTCTAGTGTAGGAGGAGTTATAAATAAGATAAAAACGTCTGTAAGTAATGCTGTAAGTAAAACTTTTAATACTGTAAAATCGACATTAGTAAGTGTAGGTTCAAAACTATTAAGTAGTGCAAAAACAATAATAAAGAAGATAGGAGGGATAGCAAAGAAAGGTTTTAAATTTATGAAAGATGCAGTAAGTAAAGTTTCAACACATATGAAGAAATTTGTAGTGAAAGGATGGACATGGATAAAAAATACAGCGAAGAAAGCATTTGGATTTTTCAAGAGATTATTAGTAAAAATATGGAAATGGTTTAAAAAGACTTTAACAAGATTATTTGGATTTTTAAAAGCATTATTTGGAGGTAAAAATTTAGTAGCAAAAATAATGAGATTTTTGATAAAGATAGTTTTAGTATTACTAGGAGGAATACCAGGTCAATTAATAGCTAGAATGAAATATTTAAATGGTTCATTAGATAAGTGGTGGTTATTATTACCACCATTTACTTTGTATCCAATAAGTGCTGCACCAACAATAATGTTTGTATTAAATAAAATAAAGAAGGGAGTTGATGATGAGTTACCTTATGATGCATTTTTAAGAGTAGTAATGTTATTAGGAGTAACTTTACCAGCATTAGAAAATGTATTTGATACAAATTATTTATTTCCAATTTATTCTTTATATACATTAGGATCATGGTTTTTAATATTTTCTATGAGAGATAAAAAGAAATGTAAGAAAGTAAGAGGACGTGAAGATGGCTGGCAATTAGGTAAATTTTTAAAATCAGCATCATTAGGATCGATAGCATTTGTAATTTTAAGAGATTTATTAGATTTATTTGGAGGTTATATTCCTTTAATAGGTATATTATTTGATCTTATAGGAGAAGTACCATTAATAGGAGAGATGGTAATAAATTCGTTAGCAGCAGCAAGTGCATATATTTTAGTGAATATGTTAAACAATACTCCAAGAGCTCCAGCTTATCCTGGACCACTAAGAAGTATACCAAGAGTAAAAAAAGCATATTGTGATGATTATCCAAAAAAGAAGGGTATACATGCAGCAATAAGGGGATTTGGATTTCTTACAGTATACTTTTTATTAAATAGTACAATATCAACATTAAAAGAATATGTTGGAAATTTATTATAAATTATAGAATTAATTAATTTTATCTAATATATTTTATAAAATGAATATATTAGATTTTAATTCCTTATCTCATTTTACTGGAAGAAGGAGTGGTAGTGCAAAAAAAAGTGATTCAAACAGTGGAAAAAAAATTATAAGAAAGAGGAAAAATTTGGAAAAGTTTTTATTAAATAAAAAAAAAATAAGATCCAATCAGATAAAAGATGCTTTACCAAGATATGAAAAATATAAAAATTGGGAAGATATAAATGAAAAAGGCATAAAAGAATTAAGAGAAAAATGGAGAAAAAGATATAAAAAAAAATTACGTGAAGATTTTAATAAAAATAGTAATTATGAGATAGAAACTTTAAATCAAAAAAAACAAAAGAGAAAAAAAATTCATAGATTTAGAGGTATGTTTGCAGCGAAAATATTAACTTCATTATTTCAAGATTTAGAAGCAAATGAAATATATGACAAATTTCAAAATAAATATATTAATAGATTACCAAATAATATTGATGATTTTGAAAAATGGCGTGTAGTTGGACAGGCAAATGAAATGGTTAAAGAATTAGTAGATAATAGATTTGAATATAATCAAGAAAATTGGGGTTGGGTAAAAAAAACATATAAAAAAACTAAGAGATGGATAAAAAAGAAAGCACCAGGTTTTAGCGTAGTAAGTGGAGGACCATGGTGGTTCAAATTTATTCCTCGCTGGGTTCAAAGAAAAATACTTAGATTAAAAAACTCTGTGTCTTCTGCTGTTAATAGAATAAAAAATAGTGTTAATAGAGTAAAAAATAGTATTACTAATAAAATTAATCAATTTCGAAATAAAATTAATGAATTGGCAAATTTAGTTAGAAATGCACCAAGAAGAATCATGAGTTCAGTGACAAATGTAATGAACAATGTTAAAAGATCAGTAAGTAATACTGTCAATAGTGTTAAAAATTCAATAAGATCTAGAGTAAATTCATTAAGTGGGGTTGTTGGAAATAAATTAAGAAATATTGTAAATTTAGGAAATATAGCTGGAAGTATAAGTGGAAAAGTATCAGGTATTACTTCATCTGTAAAAAATAGTATAGGGGGTATAATAAGTGGTTTAAGAAGAACAGTATCTTCAGTAGCAAGTAAATCATCAAATTTTGTAAAAAATATGGGTAAAAATGTATCAAGTGCATTTAGAAAAGTATGGAATACTGTATCAGGTGCAATAAAAAAAGCAGGTAAAAATGTAAGTAATAGTATAAAGAAAGCATTAAAAGGGATAAAAAAAGTCGCTAAAAGTGCATTTGATTTTGTAAAAAATGGAATTAAAAAACTAACAAAACATATGAAAAAGTTTGTTGGTACTGGATGGACATTTATAAAAAATAATGCAAAGAAAGCATTTGGTTTTTTTAAGAGATTGTTAGTAAAAATATGGAAATGGTTCAAAAAAATAATGACAAGATTATTTTCATTTTTAAAAACTTTATTTGGTGGAAAAAATATAGTTGCTAAAATATTAAGATTTTTAATAAAGGTGACGTTAGTATTATTATTAGGACCTCCAGGACAAATGGTTGCAAGAATAAAATACTTAAATGGTACATTAGATAAATGGTGGTTATTGATTCCACCTTTATCAATATTTCCATTAAGTATAGCACCAACAATAATGTTTATGCAAAATAAAATAGAAAAAGGTGTTGAGGATGAATTACCTTATGATGGTTTTATAAATATCGTAATGTTATTAGGAATAACTTTACCAGCATTAGAATTAGTATTTGATACTGATCTTTTCTTTGCATTATATGCAATTTATGTTTTTGGAGTATGGTTTTTAGTTTACTCTATGAGAGATAAGAAAAAATGTAAACAAGTAAGAGGTCGTGAAGATGGATGGCAATTTGGTAAATTTTTAAAATCAGCTTCAATGTCAGCATTATCATTCGTTATATTAAGAGATATAATGTCATTTGTTTTTAAAGGAATGTCATATTTACCAGTTGTAGGAATACCATTTAAAATAATTAATAAAATGCCATTTGCAAATGTAGCAGCATCATCTTCTTCAGCAGCAGCAATAGTTTATATATTAGTTAATATGTTAAATAATACTCCAAATAATAAATATTGTAATGATTATACAACTAAAAAGGGATTACATACTGCATTTAGAAGTATAGGATCGTTAGTAATATACTTTTTAGCATATAGTATGATAGCAGGTGTAAAAGATTTAGTAATTTAATTTATTAAATTTAATTTTATGATAGTGTTTATCTCTAAAATAAGGTTGTTCTTTTTTAAAATCAGAAATATAAGCAGGATAATTAAATACTAATAGATTGTTATTGATAAAATTAAGTTGTTGTGTGCTTAAATTTTGATTTAATTTAAGAATAGAATTATATCTTTTATTCCAAAAATTAGATTTTTCTATAGCTTGTTGTTGACTCATTCTAAAAACATGAAAATTATTAGAAATATCAAGTGTCGATTTCATAATCCAATAAGGTGTTGATAAAATAAACTCTTTTAAAAGTAAATCATAAATATTTTTATAAGTAGGGTCAAATTGAAATATATGAATAATAATATTATTAGGTAATTGAAACATATAAATAATAAATAATTTATTTTTTATTATTTTATGCGGATTTTGTTAATTTTACTTTATTTTTATTATCAAATGCATTAATAACCATTGTTGAAAGAATAATTGTAGTAAATGCAGTAATAGAATATCTAAATATTTTACCTAATGTTTTTACAAATTGATTATTTTTATTTTTTTTGAAATGTTCTACATTATTAAAATGTTCTCTAAATAGTAAATTACTATTTTTACCATCTAGGTATCTAATTCTATCTTTCTTAAATTTAATTTTTTCTGATTTTAAACTTCTTTTCATATATCTATTAACACTTGATGGTGTTACTTTTTCTTTTACATATGTATTAACATATTCCTCAGTATTTGATTTGTTAAGTCTTCTATTATATTCTCTTTTACAAGCACGAAATAATTCTTTACCTCTTTTACCTCCAATAAGTTTTGCTCTTTCTGCACATCTTTTAATTTTTTTATTTAATTTAAATTGTTCATTAACATTCATTTTATTTCGAACTGATGATCTTAAACTACCAAATCTATGATAAAAATCATCATTAAATTCGTCATTATTTAATTTATTATTAACACTAAGTTTTTCAAAAACACGTGGAACTGATTTACTATTAGATAAATCATTTGATAAACCTGATGTAACAGATGCAGTAGGTACAGGTGTAGATCCAAAATTTTCTCTAATAAGTTTACCAGCTTTTTCTGTATCCCATCTAAAATAACTTGCAATACGAGCAGCATCTTCACCAAAGAAATTTTCAAAATCTCTACGATTAACACAATATATTTTATACAATAATACAAATAATACTCCAAAGATTGTTATGCTATTAATATTCATAATCTATATAATATTATATATATTTTCTTGATAATGTTAAATAAATATAATTAATTCGTTGAGAAATACTTCAATTTGTCAACGAATTAAAATGTACTAAAAAATTGAAAAAATAAAACAATGTTAAAATTTAAATAATATACAATAAAATGAATATTATAGATCATACTTATAAAAAAGGATATACAAAATCAAATTGTATACAACCAATATTTGAATCAAAAGAAGAATCCAAGATAGAATCTAAATCTGAGCAAAATCAAGAA